GTCAATTCTTTGATTAGCAGGATGGCCTTTCTTTCTGTCTATCCGAAGAAAATTTTTAGAGCGAATGTAGCCCTTATGACTTACGGAGATGACGATATCGGATCCGTATCGATCGACTGCCCTGGCTTTAATAACATATCCAAATCCGAGTACATCAACTCTATAGGTATGAGGTACACGCCCCCCTCGAAGGAAGGTGAGCATACGAGATATCTTGCACTAGAGGAGGTCGATTTCCTCAAAAGAGGGGATGTTTACAACGCTGATTTAGGTCGTCGTATAGGGGTGTTAGATGAAGCCTCTGTATTTAAGTCATTGCACGTGCGCCTGGCATCCACTGAGATCGATGATCATGAATGGGCTGGCTCAGTCGTCGATGGCGCCCTTCGGGAATTTTGCCCGAGGGGTAGGGAATATTATGAAGAGAAACGCAATCAATTGGGACGGGTTGCGCATCGTCATGGTTTTTCCGTACATAGCATTCATTTGTTTGATACTTATGATGCTATTGTAGAAAAAATATCCTAGAGTGTGTATTGGTTACCTGCTTTGAGATTGGTAAGTCTTAAAGCCGGCTTGCGCACTGTTTATATTACCATTAACACGGGTGTCTATGAGTATAAGCTCCCATTGTGTATATTACTCGAAAATGTAAATAATGAAAATAATTTGGTCGCATTTGACGATGTGACTCTGGGTATTAGTAACACCCATAATCAACATGGCGGTATACCGCAAGGGTTGGATGACCCGCTAGAGACTTCAAATGTCTCATTTAACGAAACTATCACTGTACATAATTATGATGATTTCTCATCTCGGAGGCTCCGAGATTACCACAACGTCTGTTCTTTCGACAGCACCGACTGCTTGCAATTTCTACCCTATTCCGTTCTTGAGTCTTATTTTGCTTGTAGTCGTGCTTCTGCTCTTGCCTTTTATCTATGAGATCTACACTATTATATGAGCCTCAATCTCTGTTGACTGAAGAGGCCGACGCGAGTGCTATTGCTAACATTACAACGTTTTCTGATGACAATTCTGGCTTCGAGGCAGGTTTTATATCTGCCAGAGATGATACTTACTATGTTGCAGATTCGCCAGAGTTTAATTTGGATCGCTTCTTTTCTCGACCAGTAAGAATTGGTAATTTTTCCTGGACGGTAGGTACGCCGTTTCCTTTCGCCTCGATTCCCGTTTTTAAGACCTTTTGGGAAAACAAGAGGAACATTAATAGGGTTGCCAATTATCGGAATATGAAGTGTGATATGTGTGTT